TCACATCTCATAGCTGAACGCCGCAGTCCACTCATCGGCTGTCGCAGGGGTAAAAAGTGTGTTCCAACTGAGCGCCGCCGCGACAGCGGGACCAGCGTTATAAAGCCGGATTTTGGTCGTCGTCTGCAAACCGGTCATAGCAGTGTATTCCTGGGTACCGGAATCGAGTACTTTGGCAACTCCGATTGTTGTGTTGAGGGATACACTTGCCGACGCCGCTACAGGTAACAAAAAATTGATTCTCACTCCAGTTCCAGCAGCGCTACTACTCCCCCATACCAATTTGACCCAGCCTGTTAGGGTATGTCCGGAAATTCTATATCGTGAAGTTAATGTTCCGTTTCCTAAAGTTGGCTGGGTGTCCGTTTCATTAGAAATCGCAGAAGTAAAGTTGAACCAATCAGGCCAACCTTGAGGATTCTCGGAGTAGGAATAGTATGGGTTTGTGATGGTTGCGTTAGCGATGGTGTAATCAATGTTGATCGCAATATCGATCAACGTATCGCTTCCAGACAGGGATGATGATGTCACCACGGCGTATTTTGTGGCTGTCTGCGTGAACTTGAGCTTAGTCCCTTTCTGGTATTTCGCGGTTACGTCCGCCCCGGTTACTTTGATCTGGCTCGCACTGACGTATGTCCAGGTTTCTCCGGCAGCCGTCCAGCCGTCCGCGCTTCCGGCACTGCCGCCCGCTGGAGTAGCCCAGGACCCCAAACCGTTGAGAAATTCAGTCGATACTCCGGAAAGCTTCGGGAGAAGGCCGTGATAGCTGGTCGAGGCGTTGAGTGTAGTGACGTCGGTTGGTGTCGCCAGTTCGTCAAGCGTGATTGCATCCGCACCGCCGGATTTGTGTCGAGAGGCGTGGATGAGAGCAGCGTAGACTGTATCAAAGTACTTTTTAAGGTTGGACTTGACTAAGGTCCAGGCAGTGCGTTTGGTCGTCGGAACTGTGGCCACATCCTGCACGATCGGCACGAGATCAGTGTCCGCGATCGACGTCGCCGCGGTCAGCTCCGTGGTTCGTTTATCGGTTGGCATAGCGGTTCACCTCCGTATCAATGTATTTCCAGTCATAAAAGCGCTGAAGTTCTGCGGGCATGTTTTCCTTCTTCCCGTAGGCACTTTCGAGCATCTGCGCATAAAGCTCCTGCCACCCACCTTGATATGTTCGCGCCACGGCTGCCCAGGGGTGATCGCTGGTCATGGAAAACGCAAGTACGGCCGTTTGGTACTCAACGGTCGAGCTGATCCACCCCGAATGCTGGTCAGCTTTGTGCCCGATCTCATGGATGCACACCTGCGAAGATGCGCAGTAAACGGCCCCGGTTGGCCGGAAGAAGAAGCCCCGGCGCAATCCGGAATACACCGACCACATCCCGAGGATGCTGAAGGCGGCCATAAAAAGAGCGTAGAGTGAGGCGAGGATTTGTCTTTTCATGGTTACGCCGTTGGCAGCACAATCGCGATTAAAGCGCCGTTGTATAGATTGACTCTAGTTCCGCCGTATGACTTGAATTGGAGCTTGACGACGCGTGAACCCGCCGAGCAGGTTTGCATGGCGAGGTAGTTCCATTGCAGGATCTTCCCGGAAGCCGAGACCTGATTGATAGATTCGACTTTGTCGGTCCCATCAATCACCCCCTTGATGTACTCTTCTTCGGCTCCCTGAGCGGTGATCGAAGCCGTGGCCAGCATAAGGACCTTGCTGGTATTCGTCAGGGTCAGGGTAATCGTCGCGTTGGTCACATCAGTGTACGAGGTGCTGGTGGTGTCGGTCGATATACCGTTCGTCTGCTGGACTACCTGAAGGATGCTGCCCAGAGCTTGCCACTTGAGACCGGAGGTTTCCGAAGCCAGAGCAGTCAAGACCTTGTAGTCGGATCCGACCGCCAGCCGAGCCAGGTCATTTGCACCAGTCGCAACGGCGATATCCCCTTTCGTGGTGTACGGCCAGCGGGCGTTCATGTTGTCTCTGAGTTGTTCGTTCAGCATAGCCGCGGTCACGAGTTCGCCAACGGTCCATGTTTTGGGCGTCACGTTTGTGGTCATAATCCTCCTAATACCCTAAAACTGTCGTCGTTCCAAGTTCGCTGTAACCCGCCGTTCCAAGTTCCCAATAGGCTGTCCCCAGCGCCAGGGCTTCAACGACGGTGTATGTGCAGTGGATCAGTTCGCCTGGGGCGATGTCGTATTTAATATGCTGGATGTAGTAATACCCCGTGATCCCGTTTTGGTCTTCCTTGATGTAGATCAGATCGCCAATATCAGCCTTGATGAAAATACTCATCAGAGACGGGTTGTAATTCGCCAGGAACGTGATCGAATTCAGGATCATCCGCGGCGTTTTCTGCTGGGCCAGAATGACGTCGCCCAGGATAGCGGCGTTGTCCGGGCTGTCCTGGTATTTCATGGTGAACTGCAAGGGTTTGTAACCCTGCGAATTGATTGAAGTAGTGTCTGACGCAATATACTCAACCGGATCGTAGGTATAGATCCCTTTTCCGCGCGCCTGTAGTTTTGTAACGTAACCGCCCAGACCGGCAGTATTTGTCAGGGTATAAAAAACGTCATTCGCTCCATATTCAGCGACGACGGTCAGGTAAACGGTCATGTTTGTGCCGGAGCCGTCCCGCGCGGTGTTGAGTAGATAGTCAGTCGTCGCCACGGGCGCAACCATGTTTGTTCCGGCCACGCCTTGAGCCCCGCCAGCCGGATCACGGAAGTTACCTTTCAACGTCTTGGTTTCTCCGGCTGCGAGTTGAAGTGGCGAATTTAGGGTGAACAGGACGGTAGTCGCGGCAGCATCCACGGCGCGCGGGTAGGATTTCATCGAAACGTAATTCGCCAGGTTGTCACCAAAACTGATATCCGCATCTTGCATGATGTTGTCGACGATGGCCTCTGCCGCTATATCAAGCAGAATCTTGGATCCATCTTCAGCAAGCAAGTAACTTCCATCTTCCATCAGAAGCGCGCCGCCATCAGCCAGGTCAGGAACCTCGACGACTTCATCGTGACCGGTGCGGGTGTTGCGGCCTTCGACGACCAGAGTATCTTCACGGCGCATGTAGATGTAGCCGAGTTCGGATTGCGCCACTTTTCCAAACTCGGACAGGGCTTTGGTTTCGCTGCGGACCATGTCAAATGCCGTTGCGAAAGTGTCGGTTCCGCTGCCGTAAGTGGTGCTGCTGGGCTGGATCGGCATCAGCGCAACCAGATCGGCAACCACGTTTTCTATTTTTTGATCGAATTTGAGCGCCGGCAAGATGATGGGGTGCGTGGCGGCATATTCGATCCAGTCGGAGGCTTTTACCTTCACGATTTCGTCAAACCCGGACCCTGGCTTAATTTCGGTAAGATGCCAACGCTTGATGAAGGTGAGCCCCAGGTAAGTGATCGTTTGCCTGAGCTGTAAACCGCGGGTCCATCCAGGCAGTGAGCCGGTCCGGTTTGGGCTGTAATATCCGGAGGCACCTCCAATACAGCCGCTATCGTTCCGGAGAGTCAGCTCTAGATTGCCTGCAGAAGCTACTCGATCCAGAGGCGTATTTCCGCTGATTCCATAGCTGCACGCGTCTGTGCCGATGATATCCGCGGAAATATCGACCCAACTGGATCCAATGTAGACTTCGTACTTGACGCTGTCCGGATAGACTGCCATTAGTTTGCCATCCCAGAGGTCATCAGCGCATCCCGAACGGCAGCAGCGATGCGGTTATAGTCGATATCAATGGCTGGCGCCTGGACCACAGTCCCGCTATTTTCAGATCCGGTCGAGTTCCGACTGGATGAATAACCGGCATCGGCGACCGCCGAAACCGCTTTGGTCGTCGCAGATACTGGAACGGCTGCAGTTGAATTGATCCCGTTCGCCATGCCGATCATCGTGCTGACGCCCAGACCTGCGAAAAGTCTTGATGGCGAATTAATATTAAGAAATCCCCGAGCTGCGTCGTACGCCGCTTTAGCAGCGTTTACAGCGGCATCACGCACCCATAAAACTGCTGACGTAATCCCATTTGCGATCCCGCGGATGATATTTCTGCCCACTTCTCCCCAATCCGTGTTGCGAAACGCGTTGATTGCATCTGTAATCAGGTTCGAGACCGTCGTTTTGATGGCCGTCCAGGCGCCCGACACGATGGTGATAATCAATTTCCAGGCAGCATCCCAGGCTTCCCGCAATTTTTGCCCGAACAAATACCAGTCTCCGGACAGTGCAGCCTGAAACGCCTGCATCAAGGGCGTGATCACGGTCATAAAGGCATTCCACACCGCCACCAGTGCGTTCCATACCGTCGTCCAGACGCTCTGCAAAGCCGACAGCGCAGCCGGGATGCTTGTCTGAAACCAGGCCACGATTTTATCGATGATGGGCTGTAAGAAATCTCGGATCCCGCCCCAGTTGTTCGTCCAGGCGAAATAGGCCAAAGCTGCAACAGCCGCGATGGCCGCAACGACAGCGATCACCGGAGCGGCAGCGGCCAGGAACGCGCCGATCGCTGGGATCAGAGTCCCCGTGACAAAAGCAGCGATCGCCGCTACTGCCGGCAGGAAGCCCGAAAAGATCCCCGCCAGGGCCGGGCCGATGGAAGCCAGCGCTCCACCGGTTCCGAAAAGGCCGACGATGGATCCGCCAACGGAAATGATTTGCCCCAGGGCTGACAGGAGTGGGCCGATTGCCGCCACGACCATCAAAACCGTCACGATCGTGTTTTTGGCGCTGTCAGGCAACGCATTGAACCAATCCAGGATGGGGATCAGTGCAGAAATCAGTTTCGTTGCCAGTGGTAAAAGCGCCTGGCCAAATGACGCGAGCGTATCTTCGAATTGGGCTTTGAGGGTGCGCGTGGAATTTGCAAGCCCATCCGACGTGCGCGCAAAATCCCCTTGCGCGTTCTTGGTTTGGTCCATAATGAGGGCGTAGCGAGCCAGGATCTTCTCCTGATCGGTCAGCGCTCCGTTGGCGCCGCCCAGGCCCAGTTCCATCGCCTTCGCTTTGACTGCGGCATCATTGATGTTGACGCCCAGAGACCGCAGCGGTTCCGCTTCGCCCACGATCCCACTCTGCAACTTTTGGAGGGCTTCATCTGGGCTGATGTTGTTGAAACTGGCCAGGTCAGAAGCCAGTTGGGTCAGGCTCGTGCTCAATTCGGCCGATTTGGATTGTCCGAGCCCCATGCTGGTAAACAGATTGCCGAAGGTGCCGGCCGCCTGCAGCGCCGAATTTTCTGACATCCCCAGGCCGGTCGCCGCGTTCTTTGCGAATTTCAAAACCGATTCGGACGCACTTCCAAAAACGACGTCAACCTTGTTCAGGCTTTCGTTCAGGTCAGACGCAGCTTTGACCGATGCGACCCCGGCAGCGACAATCGGGAGCGTGACCCCGATCGTCATCTTATTCCCGATAGAGGTCATCTCGTCGCCGACCTTCGACAGTTTTTTGGAAGCGTTTTTCATCCCGGCTTCGAATTCCGAGACGTCTGTGACCAACTTAACTACCAGTTTTGCCAATGTCGCCACGGGGTGTACCTCCCAGCGCCTTGAAAATCATGTCGATCTTGTCCCTCAGCGTTTCCGGGGACTTTTCCGCTTTATCTGCATCTTGCTTATAAACGTCACGCATAAAATCAGCAGGCTGATAAGGATTGGACTTCTTTTTATCGTCCCTGGCCGTGTTCGCAACGGTTGCCGCGATCATGGCCGCTCGCCATTCGGCTTCACCTTCTCCCCACGGGTCCAGGGTGTAGGAGGCCATCCATTCGGTAATTTCGCGGCTGGAGATGTGCTCCAGGCCCCATTCCACGGATGGCCATCCCAAATGCGGCGCTAATTTTGCGAAGATGAATCGGCGAAAGGGTTCTCCTCGAGGTCCTCCGTCAGTTCCTTGAGGTCGTCATCGGTCAGGCCCGACAGACGCGCGGCGACGGAGTACACGCGATCGAGCGCGCCGGCGTTTTTCAGGCCCAGTGCCTCGATGTCGGCTTGCGAAAAGATTCGCTCGCCTTTTTCATCGACGGTTGCCATCGAAACGAGCTTCGCCCGGGCGTTTTTCATGTTTACCCGCGTGTCTTTCCCCTTCTGGATCAAAACGGACGCCTCGAAGGCATCGCGCTCTTTCCCGTTAAGTGACGTCACAATCACGTGACCGCCCCATTCGGGTACCTCGACTTCCTCGGTTACCCGATCAACAGCTTCGAGAATTTCTTTTCGGCTCAAAAGTTTCGACATACGCTCTCCTTAGAAAGCTCCGTAAACCGGTTTACCGGTCGGCGTGATGGTGATTTCGCCCTCGAGTGTTCCATCCAGCGGGCTCTTGATGGCAATCTTGGTGATGAACCCGGCAAACGCCCAGCCCTCTGTCGTACTCTGTGGGTATAAGATCCGGTAGTTGTGGATGTCGTCGTCGTTGAACTGCGCCATGAACCCGGTTACTTCGTCGTGGGTACCCAGGGACGGGTCGAAGTTGACCTTAAATGTGATGTCGCCGGCTTCCCTCAGCCCCGGGTGTTTCTGCTTGAATTTTCCAGTCGCCGTATGCGCGGTAACTTCCTTGTTTTCTCGTGACAAGGTCAGATCGCCGACGTCTGTCAAGTTCCCAACGTCAGTGAAAACCTCTGGCGTCGCTCCATTCCCGAACTGGAGCTTCATTCCAAATGCATCTAATGCGTCATCGCTCATGGTTATCTCCTATCTAATTACGATGGTAATTTCAGAACGGCGAACCCAACGGTGGCGTCGGTGGTCGAAAAATGGAGCTTCCCGTCGCTTTGCTTCCAACCTTTTTCTTTGAACGGACCAAACGCGGCGTACTCTCCGGCACCAATGCTGTAGGTAGTGATGTTCCCGGTCCGCTTCAGATCGTCCGCAACGCTCTCGATCGTGACCGTCTGCGCGGTTGCGGCGCCGTTGTGAACGACCAGGACCTCGTTCCCGGTCAGCGTATACCCGGCCCCGTCCGCGAAGCTCGCCCCGGCCGCGGTAAACGCAATGTCGGCCGAATTCGCCGCAAGCGGAAGGCTGGGATAGCTGCCCAAAAGATCGATCGGTGTGAGTGCTAATCTCGTCATGCGCTACTCCTCGTGATAACTGATTTGATAATCCTGGCGAACTGTCGTGATTTCCGACTGCTCGCTGTACCCGTCGTACTCGTTTTCCCAAAGGATTCCTCCGATTTGCATATCGTTTACGGTGCCCTTATACCCGTCCAGCAGCTTTCGGAGCGCTTTGGCGGCTTTTTTGACAGCCGGCGTGGTATCCGCTTCGATCGTGAACTGCACGTGAACCGTCACATGCAGCGAAGCCCCGTTGTGCGTATGGCCTGGCTCGGTCGTGGTCTCCTGGTAACAGATCGCCGGAAGCTTCGCGTCCTCTTGTATCACCAGGGGGTAAAGTGTGGTTACGCCGACGGATTGAAGGCCAACGTCGGTGGTTACCAGGGTAACGAGTGCTTCTTCAATCAACGCCATCGCACAACCTCTCTATTCCTTTCCGAAAAATCTCTCCGGCCAGCTTTTGCGCCGCATCGCGGTTATGGCTCATGGCCGGTCGAAGAAATGGAGCCGCGGGCCTGCCTGGATGTTTGACCGATTTCGTGATCACCAGGCCATTCCGGCCCTCGAAGGCAAGCGACTTACCGTTTTTCGCCTTGATTTCATGGGCGGTCGCCCCGGTTTCCGCGAACTGGTAATACCAGTGGTCTTTGTCCGGGCCGATGTTCACAACAGCCAGATTCTCGTTGCTCTCCTTTTTGGACTGCAGCGCCAGGATGTGCGGCCCCGGTGCATTCGCGTTGGCCTCAGTCAAGATCGGCACTTCCGCGGCCCTAACAGCGGCGGAGTTTGCCTGAATGACTGCGTCGCCGAGCTGCTGGATCTTGGCTTTCAGTTCAGCTTCACCGATCAGTTCGACCCGCGATCTACCTCTGGCCATCAGTCCTCAACCTTCAGACCACAGCCCAACACGAGAGTGGCCCATTTGATCAACGTCAACGCCATCCAGCGCCTGATTTTGAATTCGTTTGTTTCCACCAGGTGGATGGTCAAGGTCATTTGTTTCGTGAGCTTTCGCAACTTCACAGTTGTCGTACCTAACTCAACCATTGATCAACTCCTTGCACATCAACTGCATTTCCCGGTGGCGCTCTTTAACGTCGATCACCGAAATGATGTTGAAGACCTTTTCCCCATACACCACCCGCATTGCCGGTGTGATTCCTTCCCGATATCGGATCCGGATCCGCCAATCGACATCCGCCTGAAGCCTGCGAGATTCCAGATACTCCTGCCCGCGCATGGCTTCTGGCGACGCCCAGACCTCAGCGACCAGGTCCCAGGCCGGAGATTGCTCGCCAAAAGACCCCTGAGCGACGGGTTCGTGTTTTTTCTCGATTCGGATACGCTGTCTCAGATCTCCAGGGTTCATAGATCTCCTAACGGCACCAGGTGTGCCCGGTACCAGTTCTCGGAAAGATCGTCGATCGATGTTTGCTGAATTTCTCCGCTAACGGCGATAACTGTTTCAAATTTCGCCGATTGGTCTCCGCTCGCGCCGATCAGGCCCACCAGACTGTCTACAGTTTCGCCGACAAATGCGCCCTTGAGGATGCACGGGCCGGCGCCATTCCGACCCTGAAACGCTCGATACCGGAGCGCGAGCGCTTCGAGCTGGACGATGCAGTCAGTCAGCCCAAAATTCAAAGAGGTCACTCCCTGGCCAACCATGCTCGGGTTCTCGTACCAGAGCGCAACCAGAATCTGAGCGGCCGACTTCGCAATCGGCTCGATCGACCCATCGGCCGCCCAATCGTGACCAGTGGCGTTTTTGAGGTGGGCATCCACCAAAGGCAGCAGTTGAAGCATGGCCGGATCGGTCTCATCGACCCGTAAAACCACGGCAGCTTCAGACGCGGATAAAATGTTAGCCACTGGTACCCTTCCTTAGCCGAGCAGAATGTTAATCGCTTCAGGCTTGATCGCCTTGACGCCCCAAGCCAGGCCGACCTCATACGCCACCCGGCGGCGCTGGCGGTACATGGCCACCTGGAAGCTGATTCCGGTCTTTTCGTCTGTTACGACAGTCACATCATCCGCGGCATCGCCGCCTTCCGGCATGGCCGGGGTGCGCAGCATCAGATGGATCGCCGACCGGCTGAACGCCAGGTTGGCCGCATAGTTGCTGTTGATCGTCAGCGGGTCGTTGTTCGACCAGGCTGCCTGCAGGCCCGGGTTGGCCAGCACGATATCGCCGTCCACGCCTGTGGTTGTGGTTGCGCCAGTGGACACAACGTATTTATTCGAATCCCGCCCGGTCTTGCTGTTGCTCAGAACATCGCCGGCCACGATCGTGCCCACACCGGTATCGACATGGACCGCCGTCTTGCCAGTGGCATAACCGGCGGTCAGGTCCACCAGGAAGCCGGTGCCGGTGCCCTTCGTGTGAGTCTTCACCTGGGCGCTTTCGCGGACCGCGAACCCCATCAGGTCCAGCAGCACGCCGCGCCGCAGCAGATCATCTCCGCCGGCGGTGTTTGCTTGCCAGAGCTCGGTGAGATTGCGCAGCGCGGCGCCGGCGGTCGTGTTGATCACGAGCTGCAAGTCTCCCATCGGAGCGCCGTTATCGGCCAGCATCTTGTGCAGTTGAGCCAAAAAGCTCAGCTTGTTGGTGCTGTCGAACGGGGTGGTACCGGCGGTGCCGTAGGCCCGACTGGCGTGGACGTATAGCGCGGCCAGGTCGGCCTCCACCAGGTTGACCAGCGCGCGCATCGCCTGGGCGAACTGGTCCTGCAGGATCACACCGTACAGTCCGGCCAGGCCCTTCTGCTCCTCGGCCTCCCAGTAAAAGGTCGAGCTGTAGACCTTGCTGATGGTCATGGTATCCGAACCCTGGGTGGTGGCATCCGGATCCGGGCCGGTCGCAGCTGGCGAAATGGCGGTAGCGCTCAGGGCGGGCACGACCGGATAACGAATCGTCTGGTCTTTGGCGGCCATTTCTCCGCTCGCGTCCAGGGTGACCGCCGGGATGAAACCGGTCATCTCTCGCAGTACAATATCTTTCGCCGCGAAAATGGTGGGAATCAAATTGGTAAGGGTGTTAGCCATATTCTTTCAGGACCTCCTTTGTCCTAAAAAATTGATACGGGTCAGTCTGTAACGGTTCCGCCGGAGCGGATAAATTTCGCGCGCGTCGGTAGGCCCATAGCATCGTAAGCCTGGCGCTTAATCGTGGTCGGCTGGCTCACGTCAGCAGGATCGGGCGCGGTAGTGGAAACCGGAACGAAGTTCTTGGCGATATCGTTCGGCCGGTTGGTCTTTTGCATCGCTTCATACAAAGCAGTGGCCTCATCCGCTTTTTTCTGAGCCTCATCCAACGCTGGCTTCAGAGAAAGCGCCTGCAGTTTGGCTTCGTCCGTTCCGTCGCGGAAGCGCGTATCGATCTCGTTCGCGATGCGCTGGACCTCCGCTTGCGCCGAATTCACGGCATCAAAATAAGGTTTTAGATCAAGCATGGTTCGTCCTTTCGTAAAATGGATTGAACTCGATCGCGAAGGGTTTGCGCCTCGCGCAGAACATCATCCGGAAGCGACGCCCCGTTTGGAGCTTCTTCCGGTGTATTCACGGGTTGAAGGGCCTGCAGCAGCGCAGGCGGCACGTGTGAGAAAATATGGAGGGCATTGACCACCGCCGTATTTTTCGGAATTTCCAGTTTTTTCGACTCGCCGCGGATAATCTCATCCACAAAACCAAGATCAGCCGCCTTCTGCGCGTCCATCCAGGTTTCATCGGCCATCAGTTTCGATAACCGCGTCCGGCTCAGGCCGGTTTTGGTCTTATACGCATTCAAGATTCCTTCTTTGACGGCTTTCAGGCTGTCGAGCATTTTGGACATATCCTCGATGTTGATCTGGGCCATGAAAAACACCATCGAAGGATCGTGGATCATAAAGTAGGCGGTTTCCTGCATCTGGATATGGTCCCCGGCGACCGCCACCACGGTGGCTGCCGATGCCGCGATACCGTCGATCTGTACAGTCACCTGGCCCGGGTAATCTTTGATGATTCCGTGCATCACGCTAGCGGCGATCACGTCGCCCCCATAGCTGTGCAGCCGGATTGTGACCGGTCCGCCTGCGCCGTGGGCATTCAGGTCGTCCCGGAACATCTTCGGGGTGACGTCGTCATCGAACCAGGAATACTCGGAGATATATCCGTCCAGTTCGATCATGGGTTCTCCGCCATCGACGACATTGACCAGGTTCCAAAACGGTTGATGCGGCTTGGCATCGCCCTCGAAACAGCGAATGGGATTATGCGAGGTTGGCATTGCTTCCTCCATTGATTGGCAAAATATTCGCGGCCATGTAGTAGCGATCACCATCTGGATAAGCGCTCATATCTTCTTTTTCGCGGGCCTCGTTGGGTGAAAGCTGTCCGCTGCGAATCTGAATTTCATCCTTCTCAGCGCGGGCCTTGCTGTTCATACGTAAGATCGCTTCACGGATGAATTTGAAGTACTCGGTAGGCTGTTCGGCCGCGGACAGCCAGCGGATCTTGGCCGCTTCTTCCCAGGGCACCAGGAAGCTGTCCAGGGTCGTGGTCAGATAATCCAGGTTTTGCTGCTCATTGCTCTCGTAACTCTCTTTCCCCTGATTCAGCTTGTAAAGAGGCATCCCAAAAAAGTTGGCGATATCGACGTTGTTCGCCTGGATGCTCTCCAGGAACTGGGCATCTTTGAGCTGGATATTGATGGGCTCGAATTTCGTAATTTTGTTATCGAAAACAGCCAGTCGATAGGCGTTATCTGCCCCGCTCATAGTCTCTTCATAAGCCTGACGTACTTTTTCACGTGCATCATCATTTAATGAACCAGACATTTGCACGTAAGCCGCAGGCAGAAAGCCCTGAGAATAAAACTTCGATTGAGCCTTGTAAGCTCCGAGTTGGCGTCCGAAGGTTTCCCGGGCGAATGTAATCACCCCGCGGCCGCAAAAGCCCGTGGAATCCGGATTAATCAGCAGGTGGAGGATTTCCACAGCGGGGATATAGGACGTTTTACCGTTGCTGAACATGTGGCGATACCACAGATTGCCGTCCAGATCGAACACAGGAACCGTGCGGTCGGCCGGAAGCACCAGGAGCTGCCGCGGTCCGAGGACTGGGCTCCACAGGTAAGCATTCCCGTAGAAAAGCAGCCATTCGATGGTTGCTTTTTTGAATTGAAACGGTGTCCAGCCCCACAAGTTCGGGCTGACCTGAAGCAGATAGGCCATATTGCGGGTCACAGGATCGGGAGCGATCTGCACGATACTCCGACCGTTCCGCCGCATGACTTGGAAAGGCATCTTCGCGACGTCATCTGAGATGATGTTCTTGGCCCGGTACGCGCTCGCAATCGATTGTGAACGAGTAACCGTGACGAATTCGCCCGCCTGGGTGTGATACCCGATAGATGGAGCGTAATCGGAACTCGGCGAAATCGAACGGTCTTCCTTGATGATCGTTGGACCCGTGAATAAACTACTGAGGAGCATGGCGGCCTTTCACCTTTCCGATCAGCACGCCGAGCCCGATCAGCATCAACCCGGCGACGATCCATGTAATAATCAGACTCCATAGGGACAGGCCGTACAGCACGCACACGCAGCCAGCCCACAGCAGGAGATCATCCACATACCTGGTCAGAAACCGGATCATTTCCCCTCCAGATACGGACCGAACAACGTGATCAACGGGCCTGACATCACTTTCACCCGTCTCCAATTGGGCAGCAGGTTTCGGGCATCTTCTTCCCAGGATTGGAGATGATGCTGCAGTGGATAATGAAAGTGCGGTTTATCTTCATAGGGATGAAAATATTTCCTTTCACCCTGGTAGCAGTCCATCCCGCATAAAATGACCGGATCGCATCCCATCCACAGCCCAAGCCAGGCGGCCGTCTGAGACGAGTAAAACCCGGTCCACACCGGCACATCGAACAAAATGTCAGAAGTCGGTCCTGGACTAACTTTTATGCCTTGAAAATCTCGGACAGCCGCCTCCAATAGTGGATCCGATTCAGGGTGATCGTTGTAAACCATGTAGGTAGGATCACATAACCGCATGGCATGGTAGTTCACTGCGATCAACAGGCAGCCAATAGGCAGCCGGGCCATATCACCAGGTAAACTCGGACCACCGCCAAGAATTGCAGCTGGCTGTCCAGCGCAAACGTCCTTCAACTGTGACATCAGCAGCTTCTCGCCGGATCGTTTCCGTAGAAACGTTTTCTCCCAATCAATGACCATCACATGCCCCAACCTTCCGAAAGAATCTCACTCGAAATATCTTCCTCAGTCGGAACCCCGAGCGCGAGCGCGTCACAGCGTGCCTGCCATGAAAGGATCCCGGCCATTGCAGCATCGATCTTGAACGGCGAATCCGGCCGCTCTTTGTAGATCAGCCATAACGGTTCCCCGTTGTCGTCGACGAGGTTCAGATTCTTTCGAACCGCATTTCCGAGGTGCCGGGTATAGTGTTTATCCCCGACGTGGCGGACTTCACGGGCCTTAATAGCCGTGTCGAATGCCTTGATCGCGTAGGCCATCGGTTTGATCCGGTTGGTCCACCAGGCAATCACACGCTTTTCGCCATAGCGTCCGGCCCAGGTAGCGACCTGTGTTTCCCAGTAAGGGGGATCGCAGTACATCCGCCATACGTTGTAAGTGCTGAAAGCGAGATCGACGGTTGCGTTGATTTCCTCTTCCGGCGCTTCGTAGACGTAATCCGGATCCTTGCCGTCCAGGTTGGGCTTTTCCCACAGCCCGAGCAGGAACTGGCACCCGGTTCTGAGGTGCGTCCCGATCAGCGCGACCGAATCCCGCCAGCGGGCCCCATCAAAACCGAGAGTGATCGTATCGCCCGGGCGAATCGGATTGACGTCGACCGCGAGCGTTTTCCAGGTTTCCGTGTCGAAGGCCCGTTCCGAAGCCCGGACCAGCCGGTTGAGCCATACCCGTTCGAGATAAGACTTATCGGCGGTCGGATCCTGCCATTGCTCGCAAATCCCATCGATGTCGCTCCATTCCGCCACCGGTCCGGAAGCCTCGATTACTGCGGCACGGATCCCTTCCGGGGTCGAAAGGTCGTGTTTGTCAGAAGCCTGGCGATGGAAGAAGAACAGCCGGCTGTCTTGAATCTCTCCGGCGTCGACTTTACGCGCGTATTCCATCGTGTCTTCCGCGACGGATCCTTCCCCTGGGCTTGGGGCGGTCGTGACTTCCAGACTCCAGGCGTCTGACTTCTTCCGCTTGGGCAGGTTCGCCAGCATCGTCCGGTGAGCAGCTTTCAGCCGGTCGAGACTCCACCGGTGCGTTTCATCGCAGACCTGAAAGGTCGTCCGAGCGCCATCACGTGAATCCGGAGAGCTCGACAGACTGACCGCTTTTCCATCCCCGCCGATTCGCATGATCCGCTCCAAACCGATATCAAAGTCATCGGCGATCTGGCTGTACATCAGAATGATCCGGAGCGCCCCGAAGGCGAGCTCGTCTGACTGCTCCTCGGTGTATGCCACCAGCGGTATGTATGGATCAGTGATTCCAATCCCCACTGGCTGTCCGTTGGCGTCGAATCCGTCACAGCGTACCGGCCCTTCTGGATGCAGTTCGCCCGCCGCGATCAACGCCGCGAATTCCGTTTTGGCGCTACCCTTACGCAGCGAGAGCGCACAGCGTTTGAAGCGGCGCCGGCCGGCTTGCGGATGACCTTTCGGGAAAACCTCGTACATCCGGTAAACCAGCGCCCGTTTTTCCTGATCCAGAACGACCGGCTGACCACGCAGGTCACCAGGCCCATGCACCAGGTATCCTTCGATAAACGCGCATACCTGAGCACCCAGGCTTGGGTATGGGGTTTCATCTCTCGGAATCATCAAAACGCTCACTTATACTTCTCTCCAAACGCCATGCTCGAGATAACCATGCCAAACTTGAACAAATCCGCCCTTACCATCGCCCTGAGAGATCAAAATTGACGGGGTCACCGAAATCGTTCCGTCCGCATGCTCCGTAACTTGATGGTGAACCAGGTTGCCGATGTGGCAGCCCGGAGCCTTTGCGAACCAAATCCCTGATTTCGGATCAAACCCGTAATCGCCTTCTGATAGGATCAAGTCACCTTCATCATCCGGATAAACCCGTTTTCCGTTCATTGTTCCAAAACTCCTCGAGGATCCACGTCGACAATCGGCGCCTTCGACCGCTCAACGCGATTTTGCTCATGTTTGTCTTTTGCCTCTTCCGCTTGAGCGACCGTCCATTCCAATCGCCGCCGGCTAAGTGGCGTCAGCCCAAACTCTCGTTCAAGCATGCGGATTTCTTTCGCCACGTTTAAGCTGCCCGTATTCCAAAACCGGTTCACCAGCATCAACAGTCTGTACAACGCCGGCTCGTCTCCTCGCAGAAATTCGACGCTCATCGGCGAAGACCAAATGACTTTCCAATACTCTTTGGCCATCGCGTGCCATTCTTCGCCATCTGGAAGCTTCGGAAGCTTCGGAGCTTTGGTCCTGGGCAGATTTTCAGCCGGAAGAATGGCTCGCGTTGAGGATTTATTTCGTCTCTGCCGTACAGCAGGGTCTTTTGGAAGCGGTCCGGGCATTTTTTGCCGCCTTTCCCTGGTTATGCCAAACCCGTACAGCAAAAAATCGTCCCTTGACGCGTTCTCATGCCAAAGATCCTAAACATTTTTAGGCCCCTTCCCCTTCGGACCGGCAAGTCCAGACTCGACGATCGTTTTACGCGAATGACATTCATGACAAAGTGATTGGAATGGTCCACCAAAGAATCTGTTCGCGTCACCATGATGCGGTTCGATGTGGTCGACGTCTGTCGCCGGAACGAACGGCTTCCCGTCGCGTTCGCATTCCTGACACCACGGATGAGAAGCCAATTGGTTTCTCCGGATCGCCTGCCATCTGCGCGAGTTATACAAACGCTTAACCGCCGGATCACGACGATCTTGGGAAGACGCATGCCGATCGCAGTATCCTCCTCCCCGTACCAGTTCCTGGCACCCGGGGTATGTACAAACAGACAGGGCCTTTTGTGGCATGGGCTACCCTACAAACCTCAGATACTCTTCACGCTGAAACCTCATGGCCACCCAGATCGACGCCTTCGAGGACAGGCACGCCCACGCATCCGTCCCAATTGTGCGAGTTGACTCGACCATGACTTGCGCACCAGCAGGCAGCCGCCCAATGATTGCTTTCGGATCGAGCGCCGATGACTCATTCCGGACGTTGACTTCCTCTATGACCGTGGCCAGTTTATTTACAGCAGCATCTACAGCCAGGGAATTGTCCGCCGTGGACTGGATAGCCTCCTGGTCGCTGCGAATGCCGATCGTCGCGAGTGATGGCGCCGGATCCACTACGCCGGCCGGGTAGCCTGGCGTCTGGCAGCCCATGATTTTCACGGTCAGGTGCAGGTGGGGACCGGTCGAATTGCCCGTATTCCCGGTCGCCCCAATGATCTGGCCAGGCTGAACGGTCTGGCCCACTGTGACCAACAGTTTTGACAAATGAGCGTAAACGAGCTCGACCGTTTGGCCGTTGTCCGTCGATACAGTCCGGATGTGAACACCGTAAGGACCACTGTTCACGGCTTCGGTGACTTTGGCTTGCTTACAGGACTGAACGGGCGTTCCTTCAGGCGCAGCCCAATCCTGGCCTTCATGCCCGGCGAAACCGAACTGCTTATAAAATTCCGGGAACTGGCCAAAGGTACGAGTAATCGGGTAATCGCCATCCAGGGGAAAACAGTCGAGCTTTGCAATCGCTGTCATTTTGTCACCACCTTCGGGAGGAACTGCGTCAAAAACCACAAAACACCTCCACCGATCACAGTCGAGGCTAATGCCCATGCCGCAGTAGTAAGGGATTTCAATTGAGCTTCGATGCGAACTGTGGCATCCTCAACAGTTTTCAGCCGGGTTTTTGCACCCGGCTGTCCGTTTCCGTTGATAAATTTGTCGTGCGCGTCTAATACATTCCGGAGATCGGTGACGTCTCCTTCCAAAACCTGGACGCGCACATTGAGGGTAGGGGATGCGGTCGCCATTGGTTAGCTCTCGGGAGATTCGGAGTTGAACTGATCTTTAACCGCTTTCTCAATCGCGGCCTCAATCAAGCCGACGTCCATCGTTACACCCTTGGCAGCCAGCCATTTCTGAGCTGTTTCAATGGCGTAGGTCCGCTTATCTTCAATCACACCCCCGGCGTTTGCTTGTTCAGCAGACAGAACGGCGAATTTAGCGCTTTGTTCCAGGATTTCCGCCAGGTCCGGCTTCTCGGATTCGAATTTCTGCCAGGCCTGTTTTGCCAGCGCCCGCAGCCAGGAAACTAACGGAATCAGGATGTACGGGATAACAACCAACAGGATCATCGTGGTGATGATCTGCCCCCAATCGATTGTTGCTGATGGATTGCTATCGGATGGCATCGGGCTGGCTGCCATTGACAGCAGGGCAACCAAGAGCACCAAGAAAAGCGTGAAAATGCGAATAGAGTGACGTTTCATCCAAGCCTCCTGAACAGAAAATGGTTAAACGAAAAGCCCCCGACGCAAACACTTTGACTAAGTGTCAGCGTCGGGGGCCAATCTCCCGACCTGGTAATTTTCTGCCTTATGGCCATACGAAAATTACCGGCTCAATTGTTAAGTTCATAATAGCATTAATTAAGAGCAGGTGCAATATGTGTTGGATCATCCATTATCAATCCATGTTGTCTTGCGGGAATACCTTCGCAGCCTGAGTATATAAGCTCCACAGAGCTGCTTCAGATAATCCCGGATGACAGGGACAAATGGCATGGGAAGCCTCTGGGATGACTATCCCGGTGACTACTCCATCGGGGTTTCCCATCGCGTGCGTGAAAATCAACGCCTTTGCACAAGGAATAAAGTGGCTGAGAGGTTTGCTGCGGCCGTTCATTTGTTTTTTGTATGCCTCTCGCTCCAAATGATTGGAAATCCATTCGTAGCGCTGATAGAGTATCGTCACACTGCGTTTATCCATCAGTTACCACTTGTTAATCCGAATATATTTCTCGATTGAAAATGCCTTGTTGCCCCGCATTTACATATAATTTTGCACTCCGTGATCATTGCGCCGTCAAAACCACGGATGCAGGTCAGACCATCGATGACGTCCACCTGGACCAGCTTGCGCAAACAATGCCGGCATCTCAACCACGGTCTGCGGTCACGTTTGATCCAGCCATAACAGCGTTTCCGTGGAAACGCTGTTATTTTGGTGATGTAGTCCGCTTTTTCTTCGGTCATGGTTATCCTAATCTGGAAGTCCTGGCAATAACTTTGGCATTACCCCAGATATATACGCCTGATCAATTTGCGGTCCCAACCACTCGCCCACTGTCCGTCCAGACGGAAGCATGATAAACGGTTGCAGCGCCTCATCCAGCGACGTTATTCCCGCCTCGCTGGCCTCGAGAACAGCCTTGATCCACAAAGCCAGCGCTCTCCACCGCTGCCGCGTTGCTTGCTCCCAGGCGGATTGGATCGCCGTCCGGCTGGTCCGGTTCCGGCCAGTTTCCGTTAATGTGAATTCGTTCTTATCCGGAAGAGGCAACACGATTCGATAACGCCGGAAGTCATACTCGAATGAGATAATGGCTTTACTCCCGTCCCAACCGTACATGAAGGCAGTAGCGCCGTATCTTTCCAGCGTTCTTTCAATCTCAGCTCGAGACCGGTCTGCCGGAACGTCCGTGGTCTGTGCGTATGTACCCATCCTTACCCACCTTTCTTTCCGGAGAAATTCGAACACGTCACAGTAATGCTTTGATTACCAGCCATGAACGATTTCTGAATCCACAGCCGCCCGAAACAGGCGTTTTTCCGCGGATCATGGATGTCGACAGGTTTTAACTTACCGATGAACTGGCAGATCGAACATTGTCTCTTGGTCATGAATTTTTCGCCTTTCCACGGTGGCAAACGTGGTGTTCCCAGGTCTCACCACGTTTTACCCACTTCTTTTCACCACACCAGGTACACCTGCAGGAGCAGCTCTCATACAGATTCCCACAGAGCACACAGCGACGTTTGCAACTCATCTGATAACCCAACGCCCTGGACCCACCAGCTCGGCCGTTTATGATGCCATTCACGCTGTTCATTCCGTGGCCATCCCAGGATGAATATATTTCGAACGGGTCGTACCGCTCTCTAGGTCGATGTACGTCGCATATTTGCGGAGATCTTTGGTCAGCAGCATCCGCACCAGGTAGTCCGAGGCCTCCGCCGCGATCCGCTGGTTGATGGCCATGCCCTGGCTGTCCGACAGCGCCATATCTGCACAGCTCAGGTTCTCGGTCAGTTCCACAGATTCGGGCTGAGTTTCGAGCAATTCGGGATGCGCGACTGTCGGCAAGGGTAGCCAGGAGCAAAAGCCGGGAATCTCGAAGGCGTTTTCAGGTTGTTTTGAGCCTGACCCTAAAAGAATCTGCCCGCTGCTTTTCGCATTCCCGCAGTCCAACCACCAAACCCGCGCATCATTCCGATATGAGATTCCCGCATCTGCCTGGATCATTTTCCGCGCTTCGGCATTATCGACACAGCCGATCAGGAGGATCAACTGAGAACCCGTTGCCGGCTTGATGAGAGTTGGGTTGAACGCTTTCGGAACGGCAATCACCGGGACTCCCCAGGCGAGCCCATATCGATAGGCCAAGGTATCGGCCTTGTTTCTCCCGATTTCCGCCTGGCAAAAGTTCTGGCGAAAGCAGTTTTTCTCTTCAACCCGATCCGGGTCGATGAAATAGACGTCCGTCCGTTTCTGGAATTTCTCGATCAGCATGCGCGCCACACGAACGACCGAAGGCGCCAGCCATGAGCCGGTTCCCCCGCAGCCGATCAACGCTAAAATCACCGTATCGGCTGTTGGCAGGAGTAACTTGCACCCATTGGCATACTCGAGGTTGAGGTTAATTTCCATCTTCGATATCCTCATAAATGAAATCCAGAGAGTCCACAAATTCATCCTCAACAAAATCAGGCAAATCGAACACCCAACAGGCCGGAATTTTCCAAAAATATCCGTATATCCCTACCCGAACGGCGATTATCGGCCGATTCTGGTTGACTTGCCCAACCACGGCGTAGATCCTGAACCCGGCCTTCTCCTCGAGATCGTCCGCGCGAGAAAAAAAGGCTTTCATCGCATGATGGCTGTGAATTTCGACCATCGTATCGGGACCACCAATAAAAGGATCTACGGGGTGAACACTGACGCCATTCTGGACTTGATCGGGAATGAAAATCCGCCAGGGATCCGGCTGCAGGTAGTATAGGATCTCGTTCCCGTTCATGCGGTATGCGGTCGCAAATACCTGGTAAACCAACGCAGCCGAAATTCTTTTCTCAATCCGAACATAGGGCTGCACCTCGGTCAGACCACGGATCTCATGCACGGTCGAAGCCACCCTTATTTGCGCTTCCAGGCCTGGACGCTTGGCGCGGACGAAGACCCCATTCGAACCGATCACATATTCATAGAGATAGGGACCCATCGGCGGAAGGTCCGGAGTTTTTGCGATAATGTGATTGACAAACATTTCAACCCTCCTTAAGAATGGCTTCGACCAGACTGCCGATCATCGCCCCAGCAAAGATCAAGTCATCTTTTGGATAAGCTCTGGCCTTCGTTTCGGCCAATTTTCGAAGCGTATCCCGGACATCTCCGGAATGTGACCGGCTTTTATTCGCGGATAAATCGGCATTGAATGGCGCTTTGAAAAACAGTTCCCATGCTTCTCGAATTGACTTCCCGCTGGCCTGAGGCGGCGTATTCTGTCCCCAGCAGATCTTTCCGTTCTGGTAAATATTGGGGAACGGCGCGTGATAAGCAACTTCATTCGGCAAGAAGTATTTGCCCTTGAGAGCCCAGAGGTAATACACCCGATCAATCCCCAACAGCACCGTTCTTGGAATGGCTACTTTGAACACTTCGCTGCTCTGTGCATCCAGGATCACATCGACCGTCTGTTCCGAAGCGGTATACACGAACCAATCGCCTTTTGCATGATGGCCGGCGCGAACGACGCCAGAGGTAAACCATCCGGTATCCTGTTCGGTCTGCGAAAACGCGGCAGCCAGGTCCGGAGCCGTGACAAATTTGGAAACATTCCCGCTGCTGGAGGGATAGGTAAACAGGTAGTGGCCATCGAGGAAATACAAAACGCCCTGGACTTCGAAAGCCGGCTTTTCCACTGGCTCGATAAACATTTGAGTGTGATCAGCTTCAGTTAACTCGAACATGGGGGCACCTTTCGTTATAGAACGTCGAATGGATCTGTTTCACCGGTCTCGGCATCATCATCCTCAGCCCAGAGATCCGCCAACGCCTGTAAACCCGTGCGAACACGCTGCGGACAGCACTTCAAATAGAGCTTCAGGATCTTTCCGGCCAGGCTTGTATCCTGCAAAAATTGCAAACGGGCACAATTGAAGTCTTGAATGATCGGCTGGGCATCTTCCCAAAATTTTCGGAGCTCGCGCATCCCATTCAGGGTAAATGGCGGTAGGTTCGGGATTCCATAACCGTCGTCAGCAAGGTTGAAATCGAAATAGGGATTACCCGTAGAGTACAGGCAAGCATCGAACGCATTTTTGAAGCAGGATAAGTTGTTCTGATCCAGGAGCTGGTAGAACCGGTTCCAGTCTGGATCTCCGTAATTCCCAAGATCTGGAAATGATCGAATAGTCCAGCCAAGCCATTCTTTCGCCTTTTGAAGGATCTGACGATCTTCGAATCGAATCGCAGTAATGAAGATAAATAATCCTGCGTCTGGAAGCCAGCTATTATCCAGATCTTCACAGCTTTCGTACCACTGATCAAAAGAAATCTGGTAACCATGCGGATCCGGATAAAGAAATTCGAGTTCATCTTCTCCAGCTTCGAACAGATTCATCTCGATATATTCAAGATTCAACGGAGCCACGTTGTCAATCGCGTCGATAGCCGCTACCAGGATGGCATCTTCGCCATCGATTTCGTGAGAACCTGTCTGTGTCAGAATCCGCTGATATTTATCGGGGTCCAGTTCTTCCAGAATCGCGGCTGGTGCCATCTGTCTGTTAAAATATTCGAGCTGCTCCAGGACGCTGATCAGCCTGGGTGGGTGCAGCCGGCGCAGGGAGTGGACCGCATTTTGATAGGATGTGATCTGACCTGGCTGAGCGATCATCTCAGAACCCTAAAATCAAACCAGGGGCGCATTGAGCAGATGATTTGATCAGCCGATCGGCGGCATGCCTGACCGCGGATTGCTGTTCCTGACCTTGCATCAGCGCGGTTTCGATCTGTTCGCCCATCTCCAACGCCTTGAGCGGGCTGACATCGCCGGACGCCTGGATCAGTTCATAACATTCGATCGCTGGATTCTTCCCACCCTGACAGGCGATCAGATAATCGAGACTTTCCGCGCCTTTGCTGCCGGCCCGCTTCACCACGGTGATGGTGGTCGTTTCGTCTTTTTCCACCCGGGTGATCAGGGCATTTGCCACTTCCGGATAGTACGGCGCCAGGGCCTTCTTGACTTTGCTGTCATCTTTCCCGATGTCTTCGGGTATGGGAATATTCTGGCCTTCGATCGTGACAATGTAATTCATGGCTACCCTCCGATTTGGTTCTGAAGCTCGACATAAATATCCGCCAGCCGCTTGGGCATAATCTCTGCTGCTCGGGTGAAATGAAGCTTTGGAGCTGTTTCGTTGATCCGCGCACCGACAATCACCTCGCGTCCGGCTTCATTTCCATCGTCCGGATAAAACGTGTAAGTCAGGACGATGGTTGATTCCAGCCAGGATAACGGACCGGCCGGCGCGGCAGTCTGAATCGGTTCGGGCGTTGGGATGGTATCGGTTAACTTCGATAACGCGCTTTTCTCCGAATCACCGGGCATATCATCCTCTTCCTGAGTTTCATCCTCGTCACGTTTAACATCATCAGACTGTTCAGCCGCGGATGATTTGGGTTCGGATACCGGAATAACCTTACTTTCGGCCGGCGTTTCTTCGAGATCATTGACTTCATCGACTGATTCCTCCGCAGATTCTTTCTCGACGTTTTTCATCCATTCCCGAGCGTTCGGTTTCGGAGCAGACTCCATGGGTTCTTGTTTAACTTCGGTTCGGCCCGCTTCCCAGAGTTGCTTATCCGCGTACCAGCGTTCGAGTTTATCGATCCTGCTCGCAATTATGTCCGGGGAAGATCCGGCCAGCGCACCCTGGACAATCAGGCTGGGGTGAATCTCAGGGTTTATATTCTGTTCCTGTCCGGCCTGACGAACTTCTTCGGGCAGGTCATACAGGGCGATCAGAGCTCGAGCGCAGCCTTCGGTGATTTGTTCAGCCATCAGTGCATTTTGGATTTCAGGCGGAAGCTTCAGCAAGCGCATCTTGTTTCGGACGGCGCTTTCCGAGAGCCCAAACAGCGCGCCGATCTCGGAGCTGATCTTTTTGAAATCCTCGCGGTACCTGGCCATCGCCCGGGCGGTCTCGATTGCGTTGAGGTTTTTTCGGTCATTATTCTCACGCACTGCCAGTTCGAACATTTCCTGGTCGGTCAGGTCGCGCAGGATCACCGGCAGGAAGGCATATTTCAGCCGGTCGATCGGTGTCAGTTTGGGATCGTCCTTTATGGCCAATTCGTCGTTCAGTTGACGGAAGGCCGCACACCGCGAGTGCCCGAAGGCGAGCTGGATCCGATCCCCTTGCCGGCGGCCCATCGGAGCCTGAAGCAAGTCGTTGATTTTGATCGACGCGGCGATCTGCGCGATGTGCTCCGGGTCTTCGGCCATCCGGGTCTGGAATGGATTGGGGTCGATCATTTCGAGTGGAATGTATTCCGGGTTCTGCATTTACTCTTCCTCCGTTTCCGTGGAAACGCTGCCTGTCTGTTGTCTTTGCCTATCAACTTCACGGGCCCATTCGAATAAACCATCATAGTGATCCTGGCAAACGCTGCATCTTCGAATGTGCTCCAGGTACGCCGCTCGGGCGTTACGGTTCTCGAGTGTGCCTATCATGGTCTCGCCGATCGCGTCGTAAAGCGTCAAGGATTTCGCACAGTGCATCAGTGCTCAACGAAATCGCCAAATTCGCCCTCGTAGTATTTACTCTCTGTTTTCGGTGGGTCATCCATTGGCCAATCGTTCTCGATGCGATGAATGGCGCTGCCCGTTTTGGATGCACGCCGGCAGTGATATTCGATCAGTTCCGGGGTAACGTGGGGTAGCCTCGCCAGGCGGGTCCGCGCCGGCTCACGGATACTGAAAGCGTCGAGCATCGACAAATTATCAGATTCGCGTCGATTAGGTCCGGATTTTCCGGAGCTGCACCGCTCTAGATCTGGTAGTGGTTGTTTTTTATTCTTGGATTCTGGATAGTTAAAACTACTACCACTACTAGAGGGATTAGGTCCGATAATATCGGAGCTAACTTGACCAGAATCGTCGCATTCAACGTCAATTTGCTCCTTCGGATCCGGATCCGGGTCACCCTCTGATTCATCGTCAGATTCAAGCAGGGCACCCAGCGGCAGTTGTTTCGCACCAGCAGTCAGCGACCATTCATACCGGCCGACCTGAACAACCAGGTCATGCTCTTTGAGTAGAAGCATTGCATCGTGGATGTTCTCATCGCTATACCCTGAGCACCGTCGCAGGTACTCCTGTGAGCAGGCTTTCTGCTCGATCATCAGAATGACAAGGATCGAGATCGGAGCCCCTTTGAGCGCGCGGACCATGAGCGACGTGAGCATAGTTTTCGTTGACAAGTCAGCCTCGAATGGTCAAAAGTTCGGGTTGATTTTCCACCGGCCGGGGGCCAAATTTCTTCTTCGCGCCTCGGTCCATCGCCGTCAAAGTCATGCGCATGTCACCGATTTTCGACCGGTATTCATGAGCGGCGAACGCATCGTACTCCGCCCAATTTCTGGCCATGTAATAACCGCCATCTCCAGACGATGAACAAATCAGATGCTCCTGATTTCTCAGAATCCGGATTGCCGCCCGAATCTTCCGGTCGAACGTACCCCGCGTCATACCCGTCCGATATTTTGCCAGCCGAGGCAGTGAAACGAGACATGCGCGGCTAATGGCTTTTTCAGGACCGACATGGGTAGAGACGACGTCCAAAACCTCTTCGACAAGTTTCGGATCGACCGTGATGACGTGCTTTCGCCGTTTATTCGGCTGCTTTAAATGCATCCTTGCTTTCAATGTTCACCTCCAAGCGAGTTTGTTCCGACACCGGAACGCTGTATGCATCCACCGGGGTATTGCGTTTTCCGGCCAAAGACGATTTCACATTGTTCCGGCTCTCGGTGGTGTAGATCTCCCGATCCGGCCGGCCGGGGATCCGCACGGTTCCGATTCGCGTCACTTTACAGTCCATACTCACCTCACTTTCGTTTCGGATAAGATTTTGGCAAAGGAGATCATCGGACAGGTTGGGCAGATCGTTCGCACGCCGCCGTCGACATACAACCCGCAGCCGCGGCAAGTCTGCTGAAAAGCGGGCACCAATTCGACGGGTTTCACCGGATAAAGCGAAATCGGTGGGCATGTGGAGTCGGCAATTTTTGACCGGGCCACGTCCGGGCGGGTCGATCGTTTCACTTTCGGCTTCTGGATCCGTTTACACACACCGATGATCTGGCTGCTGGATAGCTTCTGTTTCGCCGCGGCTTTCGCAACCGATTCCTGGTCGTTCCAGGTCAGGTCCCGGAGCGATGCGATGACACGCATATCCATCGGAAGTTTCTTCAAATTGAACAATATTTGGACAGAGGGCGGGAACTTGAGCAGCGCTAATCGGGAGTTGACCGCGCCTTCGGATCGCCCGATCCTCTGGGCGATCTCCACCAGGGTCAGACCGGATTCCTGAAGCTTCCGATACGCCAGGGCTTCGTCGATCGGCCCCATGTCTGCCCGCTGCAGGTTGCCCACCAGCGCCAGGATCATTCTTCCCTGGTCGTCGGTCTCAGCCTGGCGGACATGCACCTCGATGTCTTTCCAGCCGGCCATCTTCGCCGCACGCCAGCGCCGTTCACCGTCGAGGATGGTATAGATCCCGCCCTCGGCTGGACCTTCGACCGCGATCGGATTGAGCAGCCCATCGGTGATCAGGCTTTTGACCAGGTTCTCCATCTCATCCGGGTCGAAGACTTTCCGAGGCTGTTGCGGGTTAGGAACGATTTGATCGAGTGGGATTCTCATTATCTCTCACCACTCTTTCGTGCAAAGAAATAATGGCTCGTTCACAGCGGCCCATTGCCCAGCAGTTGCAGTTACCGAGAACTCGAAATCGTTGATTTGGTCATCCTCGTCGAGTTCCTTAATGATGGCTTCAGATGGAATTTTTGCCCCGCTCGTATATGGTTTATCGTCCGATCTGGCATAAAGAATTGTCACTCTCTTTTCGTCTGGAATCATGTCCCAAGATTCGTCATTGATCGTATCTGCATAGTTTTCCCAAATTTCGGTAGCATTTTCTACGCTGGCAGCTACGACCGTATCAGTACCATCAGTGTAAAGATGGTTCATTTGTCCTCCAAATCGATCAGCTCGTTGACACTCAGCCAGTGAGCTTCGAGCTGAGCATCCAGACCGTGGATAAAAATCCGCGACGTTGCCAGGTGACCGGCCCCGAGGTATTCCATAATGGCCAGGTATGATTCCCCAACCTGATCGCGGATCGCCGCCCCGGCCCTGGGCAGGTGGTGGGGTTTGACGTCCTTCGTGATCCCGGCGATCTGCAGGTAGCGCCGCAGCAGCCGGCCCACCTCGTGCGCGCTGATGGGCTGATCCGGCTGGATCGTTGTCCCGCGTGGAGAGGTCTTTCCCTTGCGGCGCAGGGCGGTGAAGATGGATTCATTCGAGGAAATGGTATTCAGCCGGCCGGCTGCCCGAAGGTATGTGCAGGCCGCGTTGAACACCGGCAGCGGGATCCCGGTCTGCAGATCCGCCCGATCGTCGCGAACACAATCGCCCCAGCGGGCGGTTCGCCAGTCGAGCGCTTTGTCATCGATCAGGATGAGACCGAGGAACAGCGCGTAATCCCGCAGTGCCCCGACATTTTCGCGATAGATCCGCCGCAGGAGCTGTTTCGTTTCTTCCGGGGTCAGGACCCGGGCAGCCGGATCGATCGCCGGCTGGGATGTCTCGACCGCCAGGCCTTCGATCGGTTTTCCCGCCGACTGATAGAACGCCGTCACCGCCGAGACCCGCAGGCGGATGGTGGCCGGCTTATAGCGGCGGGACTCCATGGCATTCTTCCAGGCGAGGACATCTTCCACGGTGATCTCCCAGGGCAGCCGGCTGGAGGTGGACAGCAGATCTTCCAGTGCCTTTGCATACGCGCGCCGGGTCGATTCGCTGCGCAGCGCCTGCAGCCAGCGCTGGATGGCATCGCTCCAGACCGCTCCGTCCACCTGTTGGGAGATCGCCGTGGTATCCATCAGAACGGAATATCCTCTTCGGACATCACTCCGGTGTTCGCGGGTTCATCGGATGATTCCTTCTTCGAGAGGAATCGGATCTGCGTGGCGCTCACTTCGAAGGAGGCTCGCAGGGCGCCATTCTGATCAGTCCACATTCGAGGTCCACCCGTTTTTGGGTCCACCATCAGCCGGCCTTCGACGTAAACCATGCTGCCTTTCTGCAGGTACGTTGCGCAGGTTTCGGCCGACTTTCCCCACACCGTCACCCGCCACCAGGCCGTTTCACCCATCACTTCGCCGTCTGAGCTGCGGTATTTCCGGCTGGTGGCCATCGAGAAGCTGGTCACCGCCTGGCCCGCTGGCGTGTAGCGCATTTCTGGATCGCGCCCGAGGTAGCCGATCAAGCTGATCGATTGGTGCATAAGTCCTCCATCGTTTTTGGTGTGGGTCACCCTGCCCGGGTGAAATTGCTGCCAGCATCTCTTCTGGCTGTCACGCCTGGTTTCTCTCCCGTGTGGTCGGCGTTCACCCCGCAATCTGTTCTCAATTACCGGCTTCCTGGGTGCAGCTGCGTTTCTACTTCGCGGGTTTCTCTGCACTCACCCGCACCGAACCCTCTCAGGATTGCAGCCAGCTCAAAATGGGATGTGGGGCGCAGAGGCCTCGAACCTCCGTTACGGCTCCGGCGGGGAGGGGGACCCTGTCGGAATTCCGTTGATCTTCCATCGCCCCGATATTTGAGGGGGTCACCAGCACATCGCACCACAGCCACCCGCATGACCGGGTTATGCTTTAAAGCCTCCGATTGCCAGTCGTTACCGGCTGTCCGACCCCTTCAAACGGAGATCCGGCATTGAAACCGGCGGGTTGTAGGGGATCAACCTGGCGCCTGCATCTCCAAATTGACCGGCTTTGAACGTGATCTCCACCGGCCAAGTCGTTGACCAAAATTGACTACAGACCGCCCATGTACCCCAGAACCGGGCGCTGCAAACGGACACTCAGAACACAGGGAAAGAACTGAAGTACTGAAAGAATTTGATCGTCACGCAATTCGAGATGTCCCTGCCAGACCGGTCGGCCTTCGCCGAACCGCGGCATAGATACAGAAGTGGCCAACTTCTAGAGGACCTGATGGGGCTCGCACCCACCTACGGCTGACGGTCCTGTCGATCGAACATTTCGATCCATTCGTCCATCACATCCCTGCTCTTGCGCTCTGTCATCCGCGCATCCAGGCTCAGCAGGATCAATCCCACGATCGACCCCAGGCCCAAAACCAAGATCAAACCCCACACGACCATGATCCACAT